ATGACAGAAGATAGTAGAAAGTTATCAACTACACAATTTGATAGATCTTAATTTTTAAATATTTATAAATAAAAACAATATGCATTCACCTTTTGACAACAGACATTTTATGATTTTTGATGTTTCCGAACTTGGAAATGTTGATTTTAATCAAGTATTAGAAACTTCATCTGAAACAGTAAGATTAAACCTTTCTGGTTCCCAAACATTTGTAAAATGGGATGGAGAAACAGTACCATCTTCAGTAGATGCTTTAACAACTAAAGAAGGACCTTATTCATATGAACAAATCTTGAACATACTAACAGGCTCAGCTTGGACTTCTAATGACCCAATATAAATGAGTAATATACAAGGAGGTATTGATCAAATAGTTACTGATAGTTTAGTATTTTATATAGATGCTGCTAATCGTAAATCTTATATCTCTGGAAGTGGTGATGATTCAGGATCTACTGTTTATAATTTAACAAATAATTTAACAGGTAGTGTAAGTAGTTCTGTAGTTTATAACACAGATAATCTTGGTTCTTGGAGTTTAGGAGAAATTGGAAAAATAAATTGTCAAGACCCTTACCCTACTACTTACTCAGATTTATCCTTTGCATGTTGGGCATTTATAGGTACTATGAATGTTAGTGGTGCTCCGTATGGTGACAATAATGATTTAGTTTCTAAATGGGATACTTCCTCTACTGAAAAAGTATTTAGATTACAAATCCAAGGAATATCAATATCTCAAGGTCTTCCTAGAATAATCATTAGCGCTGATGGAGGCACAGACACCGCTACCTTCACCCACTCAGACCGTGTTGTAAAGGGAAGTTGGTATTATATAGTAGGAACACATGACAATGTTGCCCAAAGAATTGGAATTTCTGTAAATGGTAGACCATTTGAAAGAACTGATTATTCAAGTGGAGCAAAAGTAGCCCCAAACCAAATTAAAATAGGAGGCATAAATGATGAAAATAATTGGGGAGGCAAAATAGCTTGCGTACAGTTATACAACAAACCCCTAAGTGATGCAGAAGTTTTACAAAACTATAATGCATTAAAATATCGATTTAATTTATAAAAATAAAACATGGCAATAGTTACAAATAAAGAAGAAAAAAAGTTTTTAACCGAAGAAGAACTAAACAAATTAAAAGAAATTCAAAATCAAACACAAGCACTTATAGTAGAGTTAGGTGAAATTGAAATTACTAAACTTCAACTTGAAAATAGACATGAAAAAGCTAAAGTATTTTTAGAAACTTTAACTCAACGTGAAAAAGACTTTACTAAAGATATGTTTGATAAATATGGAGATGTAAACATCACCCCAGAAACTGGAGAAATTACTGAAATAAAATAATTTAGATAGAGATACACCATATTTATAACAAAATAATCTATAACAAATGGCAGAAACTATTGTATCACCTGGGGTATTAGCAATTGAAAACGACAATTCATTTATTACTACTACCCCTGTTCAAGCAGGTGCAGCAATTATAGGCCCAACAGTTAAAGGACCTGTTGGTATCCCTACAATATGTACCACATACAGTGATTATCAAAATAAATTTGGTTCTACTTTTGAAAGTGGTAGCCAAACATATTCATATTTTACTTCTATTTCAGTATATAACTATTTTCTAAATGGAGGTACTTCAATGTTAGTTACGCGTGTAGTAAGTGGATCATTTACACCCGCAACTTCATCAATCATTCAAAATGCAAATACCTCAGCATCTATTGTATTAGAAACACTTACAGAAGGTATTATTATGAATAGTACTGGATCAGAAAATGCTGATGGTTCATTAGTAAATGGTACTGATGATAATATTAGATGGCAAATTACAAATAGAAATACAGTTGAAGGTACTTTTGAATTAGTAATTAGAAGGGGGGATGATACTCGACTTTCCCCAACAAGATTAGAAACATGGAGTAATCTTTCATTAGATCCATATTCACCCAATTATGTAGAAAAAGTAATAGGAAATCAAACCCAAACAGTTTCAGAAGATAATGGGGAATATTTTCTTGATCTTCAAGGTGATTTTCCAAACCAATCTAGATATGTTAGAGTAAAACAAGTAAATACATTAACTCCTAAGTATTTTGATAATGATGGTGATGCAAAACCTGAATTTACAGGTTCTTTACCTTCTTTAGGAAGTGGTTCATTTGGAGCAGCTACAGGTACAAATCTTCCTGGATCAGCAGGAAATTATTATGAAAATATAGACAATAACAATACACAAGGTTTACCTGCTTCTGCTTATACTGAATCAATTTCACTTCTTTCTAATAGAGAAGCATTTAGGTATAATGTAATTTCAATGCCTGGTATAATAGCAGATGGAACTAATTTTGCTACTCATTCACCCGTAGCTAGCCAATTAATTACAGCAGTTGAAGAAAGGGGAGATGCGATAGTTGTATTAGATATAGCAGGGTATGGATCAAATCTTACCCCAGTAACTACAAATGCAGCTAATTATAATACTTCATATGCTGCTGCATATTGGCCTTGGGTAAAAACAGTTGAACCTAATTTAGGAACTCAAGTTTGGGTACCTGCTTCAACAATGATACCTAGTGTATATGCTTTTAATGATAGGATTGCAGAACCTTGGTTTGCACCTGCAGGACAAACACGAGGTATATTACCAACTGTAATTAGAGCAGAAAGAAACTTAACACAAGGTAATAGAGATACATTATATGATAATAAAGTAAATTCAATTGCTACTTTTCCTAATACTGGAGTAGTAGTATTTGGTCAAAAGACACTACAAAAACGAAGAAGTGCACTTGATCGTGTAAACGTAAGACGTTTGTTAATTGAATTAAAAGACTTTATTTCTCAAGTAGCTGATACCTTAGTATTTGAACAAAATAATACTAATACTAGAAATACATTCTTATCCCAAGTAAATCCTTATTTAGCAGATGTACAAAATAGAGAAGGCCTTACTGACTACAGAGTTATTATGGATGATTCAAACAATCCACCTGATGTAGTAGATAATAATAGGTTAGTAGGTCAAATATATTTAAAACCTACAAGAACAGTTGAATTTATAGTACTAGACTTTAATGTATTACCAACAGGTGCAACTTTCCCTGCATAGTAATAAAATTTTAAAAAGATAATTAATATTTATAATAAAAAGATAAAATGGCAAATTTCACAATTTCTCCTGGAATAACGTTAAATGAAATAGACAATACGTTTTTAGTAGGACAACCAGTACAAGCAGGCGCAGCTATTATAGGCCCTACTGTAAAAGGTCCTGTAGAAGTTCCAACTATGGTTACTTCATATTCTGACTATGTTAACCGTTTTGGTGATACTATAGAAAGCGGAAGTGATGTATACTCATTTCTAACCTCAATCTCAGCATATAGCTACTTTGAAAATGGTGGTAGTTCTTTACTTGTAACTAGAGTAGTAAGTGGTTCATATACCCCTGCAACTTCATCAATTATTGAAAATAGTAATACTTCTGCCTCTTTTACTTTAGAAACTATTTCTGAAGGAGTAATTATGAATAATACAGGAGATGAAGGTTCAGCAGGAAATTTAGTTTCTGGTTCAAAAGATAATGTGAGATGGGAAATTGTAAGTAACAATACTTCTTCAGGTGTATTTACATTAGCTATTAGACAAGGAGATGATATAAGAGCTAAAAAAGTAAATCTTGAAGTATGGAATAATGTTAATTTAGATCCTAATTCCTCAAGATTTATCTCTAGAGTAATTGGAGACCAAAAAGTAACCTATAACCCAACAAATGAACAACTTGAGATTTCAGGTTCATATCCAAATGCTTCACGATATGTAAGAGTAAAATCAGTAGGTACTCCAACTTTAAATTATTTAGATAATAATGGTGTTGCAAAATCAGAATTTACAGGTTCTATTCCTGTAGTAGGAAGTGGTTCATTTGGAGCAGCTACAGGTGATATAAAAGCAGGAGCCAATTTTTATGGTAATATTGCTGCACAAACTCAAGGATTAGTAGCTGATAACTATACTAATGCAATAACATTACATAAAGACATTGAAACATATAAATTTAATGTGTTATCTTTACCTGGATTAACTGATGAGTCACATTCATCAACAATTTCAACTCTTGTTACAAACACCGAAGAAAGAGGAGATGCAATTTTAGTATACGATACTGTAAATTACAACTCAGGAATTACATCAGCAGTAGCTGAAGCAGCTAGTAGAGATACTTCATATGCTGCTACATATTTCCCCTGGGTAAGTATTTTAGACCCAGGAACAGGAAAATATGTTTGGATTCCAGCTTCAACTTTAATTCCAGGTGTATATGCTAACAATGATAGAAAAGCTGCTCCATGGTTTGCACCTGCAGGTATTAATAGAGGTGGTTTAGCACAAGTACAACGTACTCAATTTAAATTAACTCAAGGAAATAGAGATACATTATATGAAGCTAATATTAACCCATTAGCAACATTACCAAGAGAAGGTGTTGTAGTATTTGGTCAAAAGACATTACAAAAAGAAGCATCTGCTCTTGATAGAGTAAATGTAAGACGTTTATTAATTGCTTTAAAAAGCTATATTCGTCAAGTAGCTGACACAATAGTATTTGAACAAAACACAGCTACAACAAGAAATTCATTCTTGGCTAGAGTAACTCCATATTTAGAAGGAGTACAACAAAAACAAGGTTTATATGCTTTTAAAGTAGTAATGGATGATACAAACAATGGACCTGATGTGATAGATAGAAATCAATTAATTGGTCAAGTTTATATTCAACCAACTAGAACAGCAGAATTCATTTCAGTAGATTTCATTTTATTACCTACTGGAGCTGAATTCCCAGCATAAAAACTTAAAATTTAGATATTTATAATAGAACAAAAATAACATAAAATGGCAATTTTAAATCCTAACGAAATTTTCTATACAGCATTCGAACCCCGAATGACTAACCGATT